CCAATAAGACCAGAGAATAAGAGCCGTTATCCTGCCAACTGGAAAGAGATACGAGCATCTATATTGAAGAGAGCCAATAACCGCTGTGAGTTCTGCGGTGTTGAGAATCACACCGACCGTTGGAATGAGAAAACAGGGAAACTTGCTCATATCGTTTTGACAGTCGCCCACCTCGACCATCAGCCAGAGAATTGCGACCCAGATAATCTTCGTGCTTTGTGCCAGGCATGTCACAACAGGTACGATGCCAAGCACAGGGCAGAGACCAGAAAGAACAGCAAGTTATGAATACCGTCCTCATAGACCAGTTGAAGAGGCTTGAGTTGAAGCAGAATCCTCAAACTCAGAAGAAGCCGTCTCGTCTTCGTGTTTACTACGGCTGGGCCAAACTCGGCAAGATAAGAAAGCGCGAAGGTATCAGTATCATCTACGAGAATACAGAGGGGGTGGCTGACCACCATCGTATGAGCAAGTCAATGCGGAGTGCTCAGTACACGGTATGCTGGAGATACCAGACGGAGGGTGAGGCTGAGGATGCCAAGTCTACCAACAGAGTGTTTACGGAGTACATGGTGTTTCTCGACGACAAGAAGATTGGCGGTAGCCTTGAAGCCGCCCTCAGAGCAAACAGCCTTGCAGATCAGAAGAATGTCAGCATTGCTGAGAGAACGAGGATTGCCAATGAACTTCGCGCATGGTACATGAGCGAGCATAGGGACCACAAGGAACCAATCAGACAACTGGAATTATTTGAAGACTTATGAGTTACGGAGAATTGTACATAGAATCGGAAAGAAGTTACAGGAACCCTGTCAACGGACGCTTCTTGAAAGGCCACACCCCTGCGAACAAGGGCAGGAAATGGAGCGAGTACCTTCCAAAGCATAAGCAGAAGAATTGCTCCAAAGGCTGGAAGAACCTTGAACTGCACAGGAACAACGGAGGCGGACCTAATTCGGGCCGGCCTAAGAAAGCAGTTATAGCCGTGACGGATGAGGGTAAGTTCCTGTTCTTTTTCTATGTGGATGCCGCTGCTCAGTGGTGTAATGGTAGCAGATACAATGTTGCCCGTTGCTGTCGTCAGAACCAGCGTGGAACGCTTGACAGGAATGGAGCCGTGAATACCGACCATAAGTACATGGGCTATCGCTTCTACTTTGAGAATGATAATGTTTGGTTAGACAAAATCAAGAAATGAAGATATGAAGACAGATTTTTTGTTACTGCAACGCTTACCGTTGCGCCCTCAAGGAGCATTGCGTCCGATACATTGACGGAGGCAAGGCTAAGTTAGACGATGGCCCTCACACATGGATGGATGATTATGGTGAGGACAGAATAGGTTACATCAATAGAGACTGATATGACAAAGAAGCAGAACAAGTACAAACGTGAGCACTTCGACAGCCAGGACGATTTCCTTCACTTCAGAAGGAGGTGTGCTGAAGCACAGAAGAAATGGCTCCAAAAGAGTGAGCAGGAAAACCCAGAGAAGCGCGAAAGGAGAATCTTGCGCCAGCGGTTATATTCGAGATATTACTGGCACTCCGACGGGCGACAGACATTCGCCGGATGGCTGCTGGAGAAGTATTCCATTGAGGACATCAAGCAGGTTTCCTTGTCTGATTTAAGGTCTTGTGCAAGCAAAAGTTAAATCATTGATTATTATGTTTTTATAGCGAAAATAATGCCCGAGAAATTTGGTCATTTGCAAAAAAATGACTACCTTTACATCAAATTAAAGAACCTCATAAAACAAAGAAGAGCAATGAAAGCAAACGTAAGAAACATCGAAGTAAAGGGTCAGCAATTCAAGGTTTGGTCTGACTTCATTCAGAGAGGCACTTTCGCAGAAAGCGAGAATGGTGAAATCAAAAGACTCTGCGGAGGTGGCTATATCCACGCTGAAAGGACGGTGAAGAAAGCCATCAGAACAGCGTACTTCAACTAAGAGAGTATTCATCTATAAAGAAAAGAGCAATGGATAAGAAACAAGAAATTCAGATTTTGCAGTCACTCAAAGGTGACACCTACTTCCAAGATTTCTTCGGAGCGCACGACATCGACCAGATGTGTGAGAACATCAAGAATGATTTCGGGCTGGAGTACTGCTGCCAGTTCTATCAGAAAGCCTCCATCTATGAGCAGCAGGTACAGGAGGAGAAGAAGAAAGCCAAGGAAAGCAAGCAGAACTTCGTGAAGGGATTGATAGCCGACTTTGAAGGTGCCATCCCCTCCAATATCTACGACCGCCTGTTGGATGCCGTAGGTCAGTTGTTCATCATCAACTTCAGGAGAGAGCAGGGCTATCCGCTGACAGAGGCAGAGATAGACTGGCTGGTATCGGAAATGAATAAGATAAGGGAATAAGAGCTGGGTGTGATCGAAAGATAGCGTTCGTCGGCTATCGCAAATGAGGGATAAGGCAGACGTAAAAGCAGACCCCCTCCCCCCTCTTTGTTATATAAGAAATGTAAAAAGTAAAGAGCAATGAAGATTATCTGTTACGAAAGCCTTGAAAACTTTGAGGCATGGTCGGGTGGAAAGGACACCTTGGACGATTTGAGCCATTCCGATTGTGAAAGGCTGGAGCAGCACATCGAGGAAATGTACCCCGATGGCATCACCGACACGGAACTGAATGATTTCCTGTGGTTAGAGCGAGACCAGATTGCTGATCTGCTCGGCTATCGGAACTATGAGGCGCTGACCAATCAAGATGATGAGGATTGGGAGGACCACTACCGCAGCATCCTTCAAGAGGAGTATGACGAAGATTTTAAAGAACTAATCGACGAGTGGGTATCTGACGAGTCTGCTGAAAATATGTCCGATGAGGACGTTAAGCAGGATTTTCAGAAGTATGTAGAAGACCACTTGGAAGAAGATGAGGACGAAGATGAAGAAACTGATAATCAATGACGATGCCTGCAGGCACAAGTGGCCGGAGGAAGTTCCCGAACTGAACGGCAGGGAAATCCACTCGTATCTTGTAAGAGGTTACGGAGGTCTCGACGAGAAATTGCACTACTGGATTTGCCAGTACGTCAAGACTAAGGGAATTGCTGAAGGGTGGTATCTCAACGGCAATGAGTTCAAGGATGCCCATGATAACAAGGAGTTGCTGTTCGTTGATGTGGACGAATTGTACCCCATCGAGGTTGATGAGGAAGAAGATGTGGAGCCGTTCTTCGACTACTGCAAGCAGTTCATCCTCGACGAGATAGACGAATACGAGGGCCGGGACGTATATGCCTGTGACTTCGGGATAGAAATGACGGAAGGGATGTGCTGCGACGGCACGTTCACCTATTCCACGGAGAAATCGAAGAAGTATCTCCAGGAGTGGTGTAGTGATGCCGGAGAGTATTCCGAATATGAGAAGTTCAACTTCGGTGAAAGAAGCAATCCCTTCGATAATATCGAGCGTTTCCTCGTCAGCATGGTAACGGAGGGTGTGAGGACTATCCTCTCACGCTGCCAGTTCATCAATGACATGTGGAACAGCAAGTTTGAACTGACTGAGGACATTATAGCCACCATCAAGGAACAGGTGGAGGAACAGACAGACGATGAATTGTTTTAGTTACATAGTTATTCACCATTAAAGTAAGATTTATGGATTTTTTCAAGACGATCGCAGAATTTCTGCAGGACGGCCAGCAACTTCAGATGGCCATCAGAAAAAGCGGTGACAACATCGCAGTGAGTATCTTGCCCGACAACAGAGGTGTCAAGGACAAGGCAGTAGAGAACATCACTCCGCTGGTCATGAGCGGAACCCCCGACGAGTTTGAGGAAGGCTTCAAGGATGCCCTCAAGCCGCTGGCAGCAGCACAGGGGCTTGTGTCAAACATCAAGGAGTTCGAGGAGAGCACCGAGAAAGCCAAGCGCGAGTCCGAAATGGCAAAGAAGCTGAAGGATGAAGCTGCCAAGCAGAAGAAGGATTTCAACGACCTCATCGCCCTTGCCCGCAAGAACAAGGACGAGCACAAGTTCAAGGATGCAAGGGTGGTGTTGGCCAAGGCACAGGCGCTCCCGTCGGCTGAGAAGGCCATCATCGAAAAGGTTCGCAAGGAGATTGACGATGCCAGCGGTGTCGGTAACATGTTCGGTGGCGAGGAGGATATGTCTGACGGTCAGAACATCGGCAGCATGGCTCCCACCAAGAAGGAGGAAACTCCTACAGACGCTACAGACGATGCCTTCAAGGAGGCTATGGAGTTAGACGACAATGACAATGACAACCAAGAAGAAGAGGAGGAATAGACTATGGCACTCAATGTAACAGGAATGAAGCGCGTGTTCAAGTATGGTAACCGCGAGTTGGAAGACCCCGATAAGAACATGACACCAGATGAGGTGATGCAGTTCTACTCTGCCACCTATCCCGAACTGACGACAAGTAATGTGCACGGCCCAAAGGTTGACGACAAGCAGAGAGCCGTGTATGAGTTCAAGACAACAGTTGGAACGAAAGGATGAGTAAGTCATGCAAACCCAAAGAACGACAAGAGTTCCACAAGGCTTTGTACTCAATACTGGAGTCAGAGCACAGGCAGGAATTTCGCGCAAGGGACGAGGAGCGGCAACCGCTGCTCCCTCCCTCAGCGCCCCTGCTTTTCTGACCTCAAAGATTGAGCCAATACGTCCGAATGACAAGGATGCAGCAGGCAGGTTTGGCATCAGGCTCGACAAGAGCTATGCCTTTATCCTTGCCTGCTGCAAGCGTTTTCTGAAGTTCGTCGGAATAGAGTTTGACTATGAGCCTAAAGCTGGACTTTCTCTGTCACAGAAGCTCGGAGAACTGATAGAGTACTTCGAGAGCAAGGTTGAACCTCTCGGTCTGAGTATTGTAGTCAGCAAGAAGGACTGCCAAGGCTCAGAAACCGATGTGCTTGAATGTGCAGTCTATCGATGGGGCAGAGAGCTGGAGGACACAATCGTTATCCTCTACTGCGCTCCTGCAAGATATTTGTCACCAGCAGGCAGTCAGATGTACAAGCGGTTTATGAAGTTCGTCTCAGACAGCACTCAGATACCTCTCGGCATCCCGGAGCACTCGGAGAACTTCTATCTCGACTGCATCATGAATATGTACGAGGAGGACGACTTCGACCATTACGAAGATGATGAGGAAGAGGTGAAGGAGAAAGACCCTGTCCTTGAAAAGTACAAGGTGGACGGAGAGTTTTGGAACCTGTTCGACGAAATCAACGGATTGTCGAGAGAGAAGCCGGAGGATCTGTATGAGGCATTGGAGGAGTATCTTCACGAATGCCCAGTCAATGAGACGGAACTTGTGGAAGCCATGATGGAAGGTATCGATATTGTCAAGGACATGAACTGCTACTGGTTCGAGTTCAACCCCGACGATGATGGTATCGAAGACAAATATGGCAACTATGGCTCGGACGGATATGCAAGCAGCGTGTTCGCCTCGGCCATCCTCTATTCAGAGCATGACGGCATATCAGATGCCCTGCTCGACAGCGTGAATAATGAAGTGAATGCCGGTATCATGATGACTGGCTGGAATATCCATCAATGGTTGTCACCGAAGATAAAGAAGACAGACATACTCGAGTTTATGCGATGCAAGGATTTGTGCGCGTCATTCGACAAGTGGCTGAGAACGTTCGATCGGACAACCGAAAAATTTGACCTGTATGGGAAATCTAAGCAAGATACTGAATGAGAAGCTGGAGGCTACCGATGCTTTGGTGTTCTACAAGAGCAGCCTCAATGGGGGCGCGTATGTGGAGCATCGTCCAATCAGAAACGGAGCCATGTGTGCAGGCAAGCCTCTGAAGATCGATGTCATAGCGAAGCTGCTGAAGACGGTCGATAAGTATGCGCACGGAACCACGTCGATGGCCTCTCTTCACGGAGAGATACCGGAGAACCTGCTGTATGCCAGCACGAGCATCGACTCCTACAAACTGGTATGGTACAGGAAGCCGGAGAAGAGGATGTTCTATTTCTCCGAAAGCCTTGGCATACCCAATGGCGAGGTTTTGGTTCCTGGCCTTGTCTATGTGACGAATGGCAGTTCCCTGTCAATATATGCGTTCAAGGGTCTGAAGCCGAAGAGGTTGTTGTATCAAGCACCCTTCTTCAATACGAGTACGAATGTCTGCCTCGGCAGTGGGAAGCTGCCAAAACCGAAGGATCAGACCTACGCGAACTGGATGGCCTACTGGGAGGAGTTGTTTTGGAAGACTGAGTTTTCCCACCTCATGGGCGGCAATCCTGTGAAGGGCAACCTATCCATTATAATGAAGGAGTGCATAAGCGGTCACAAGCCGTTTCCACTCGATTCTATGAAAGCAACAAAGACGACATTACAATCACTATATAAGAAGTAGAAGAACTATGAGTAAGAAAACAATAGAACATGCTGCCAGTGTTCTGAAAGAAATCAAGGCAGAAGTCAAGGACGAAGTAATCAAGGATTACGAAATTCCGAAATTGTGCAATATGGAAACAGCACGTGAGACGGGTTTTGCGGTAGTCTTGACGCTCAGCACTAAGTTCGACTACACCAGCCCGGTACTTGAGAATTGGCGCAAGCGACTGGAGGCTGACGACTATGTGATTAGCGTGAGGCGAAACCAACTTAGAATAAGATTTAACGTAATGTATAGCAAGAAATGAAGTACAAGCATTTTGTTCACTCCTACATCTTAGACCCTGCGCATCCGCTGTCGATAGCACTGGTAGGTGCTGGCGGCACTGGCTCGCAGGTGTTGACCTCCCTCGGTAGGATGAACTACGCATTGAGGGAGTTGGGCCATCCCGGCCTCCATGTGAAAGTGTATGACTCCGACATCGTGACACCTGCCAACTGTGGCCGTCAGTTGTTCTCTCCAGTAGAGGTAGGCCGCAACAAGGCAGAGGTGCTGGTCACGAAGTTGAACATGTTTTTCGGTACGTCTTGGGAGAGCATCCCGGAAATGTACGGAGAGAAGTCGGAGCACACGAATATCGTTATCTCCTGCGTCGATACGGTTGCATCGAGGCTTGCCATCAAGAGTAACCTCGAAAGGCCAAGCGAGCGAGGGCTGAACGGTTATGATATGCAGAAGAACTACTACTGGATGGACTTCGGCAATACGGTGAACACAGGACAGGTTATACTCGGAACCATGCACGACATCTGTCAGAACAAAAGGAAGGAGAATGTCGGCAAGTTGCCGTGTGTGACGGACATCTTCGACCTCAAGGAAGTCAACGAGAAGGATAGCGGGCCAAGTTGTTCGCTGGCTGAGGCGTTGAGCAAGCAGGACTTGTTCATCAACTCCACCCTCGCACAGGTAGGAATGGCCTTGCTGTGGAAGATGTTCACCAAGGGAGTGCTGGAAACGCATGGAGCGTTTCTGAACCTTGAAACAATGAAGTTGAACCCGATAAAAGTAGAGAAGGTATGAGTGATTATGTAACAGAAGCAGAGGCTTTGGCTGACATCTATGAAGGGTGTGAATGCTATGACCACCAAAGTGAGTTTTTCCTTGGCGGCATAAAACACGGTAGGAACATATTGAAGCATAAGTATGGTAACACCCCCAAAGGATTGTATTTCATCATACAGGACTGCCGTAAAGGCACAGGCTCACTGATGCTTGTCGATAGAAGAAAAAGTAAAGAGTTCTTTTGGACGCATGATTGCAGGATAGCCTTGAAGTGTCCGAAGGAGCAGGCTCAGAAGATTGCAGGAAGATTGAAATACAATAGAGTGAGAATTGTAAAATGCACAACCTATAAATAAGCAAGAAATATGAAGAAGTTATCGAAAGCGGAAAGTAAGAAGTTGTTCGTCTGCAGGGAGAGGGCTTTTGACCTTCCGAAGCGATGTGAAGAAGTGGCTGTCATCTTCAGTAAGAAGTAGTGGCCGGAAAGTGAGAAGGTCGGTATTGAACAGCGTCATGTAGCCGACCTCCACCGACTACTGGGGTCATGCGAGAGGCGACAATACCTCTTAGAACAAGCAGAAAAATGTTAAATAAATCTTAAATGGTGCGATTTTCGGGCAAAATATGCGTTTATCTCAAGCGTTTTTTGTACCTTTGCATTACCAAATACATACAACCGATGAAAGTTTATACGAGTTATTTTGGAAATCTAAAGCAGTTGAGCAAGGCCGGCATCATGCCAATCAGCATTGCTCGCTACTCTCCGAGGTGGTACAATGGGCCTCGATATACAGATGTTTCCCCGACAGGGTACATGCTCAGCGGTGCTTGCAGCCATGAGGAATATCTGAAGAAGTACGAAGAGATACTGAACAGGCTTCAACCTGCGGCAGTGCTGGAGGTTGTTGCAAGGATAAGCCGAGGGCAGGACGTCGCCCTCTGTTGCTACGAGAAGCCTGGCGACTTCTGCCACCGCCACCTCCTATCCGAATGGCTCAGAAAGAATGGCTACGATGTCAAGGAATGGGAGCCGGAGGAGAAGAAGGAGCAGACGCAACAGCTATCGTTGTTTGATTAGCAGTAAGTCATACGATTGATAGATTAAATAAAAGGTTATTGATTATGTACTCCTGCCGTCTGTGAAGATACGCAGGTTTTGGATGGATAGCTCAGATGGTTAGAGCGCCTGTCTGTTAAACAGGAAGTCGGAGGTTCGAGCCCTTCTCCATCCGCAGGTTGAAGTTCCAGTAGGGGCTTTGTTATTCAAGGTGAGTAAAAGGAAGTTAGATGTTAATGTTAACAAGTATGCAGGTTCGAGTCCTGTCTCCGCAACAAATCAGAAACGTTTTTTGAAATGAAAGTAGCAGTTATTGGAACAGGAAATGTAGGTGTTGCCATAGCGGCAGACCTTTCCATCCAAGGGCATGATGTGTCCTTGGTCAAAACGTCCTCTGTGAAGTCAAAGGCTTATGAGCGGTTACTGGAAAACGGCAATCGCGTTTATCTGAAGGAGGATGGGATTTACACGGAGACCCATATCAGTAAAGTCACGAATCTGCTCAGCGAGATAGAAAAGGCAGAGGTGGTAATCGTCACCATCCAGAGCATCTATCACGATGAGCTGTATCGTAACATCTGCCAGTACCTCAGAGGAGATCAGACGGTGCTCATCATCTGCAGCTATATGTCGTCGTTCTACCTTGCCAAGTACTGCCAAGAATTGCCATCCATCGCTGAGGCCACAGGCCCGTATCTTGAAGGACGAGTAGAACTGAATGATAAGCCTGGTGAGGTCGTGTTCCGTGTAGGTTGCAGGCTCACAAATAGCCCTCTGAGCATCTTCCATGAGCATCGCAGGGCAGAGACGATGGAGAAGCTGAAAGCCCTGTATGTGGGACTGAATGATAGCCTCTCGGTTATCGAGTCAGCATTGCTAAACCCGAACTTGGTGATACACACCGTAGGAGCCGTCATGAGCATTCCTCGCATCGAGTACAGCGACGGAAACTTCTGCATGTACCGCGAGGCTTACAGCCATAAGAATCAGGCCACGCTCAATGTGATGTTCAAGCTGGATGAGGAAAAGAAGAAGGTTCTGATAGCACTCAACAGCAGAGCCATTGACATCTTGGAGGCAGGAGGTTTCCTTAAAGGCATGGAGAGCTTCTATGAGTATTCCGAGTCAGAGGACAGGGCCGTTAGCCCCACCTCCATACGTTCGAGATACATCACGGAGGACGTGTCGCAGGGATTGGTTCTGCTTGAGAGTATTGCCCATCGAGTAGGCATTGATGTGCCCGTAACAACCTCGTTGATTGACCTTGCAGGGGCAGCTCTCGGAGTAGATTTCCGTCACGAAGGACGTAGTATCTACAGTCTTGGTGCAGTAAAATTCATTGACCATCTAAGTGGAAGAAAACATGGATGCCAATAGTGACCTCAGAACCAGAACCTTCGGCATAGAGATAGAAATGTGCAATCTCGACAGGCAGCTTGTAACGCTACCCGATGGTTACTCATGGAGCAAGGATGAGGACATCGTGAACACCGATGGTTCTGAGAACAAGAAATATGGTGGAGAGGTCAATACCCCTCCACTCAGTCTTTGTAGCATGAAAGACCTCCATGACCTAAAGAGTGTCTATGAGTCGATGGTCAATGCCGGAGGAAGGATGAAGTGGAGCATCGATACCCATGTGCACATTTACGTCGGCGATTTGGAGGTGGAGCAGCTGAAGAAGGTCTGGCTTTTCTTCTACATCTGCTATCCGTACTTCAAGCGGTATGCCCACATATCGGACTGGGATGAGCTGACGTTCAACTGCAAGCCGAGACCCACGGAGAAGTTCTATGATGGAGTGCTCAATGCTCAGTCATTCGATGACATCAATAAGCTGTTCACGAACCAGTCGAAGAAAGGCTTCATCCGCCATGCTGTGAATATCTCTGCGTACTTCAAAACGAAGACGATCGAGTTCCGCACGTTCCACGCTACGGACGATTTCTACCTTGCGCTGAACTGCGTGTTTTCTGCTTACAGGATTTTCTACTATGCCGTAAACCATAACGTGGAAGACTTCCAATCCATATCCTCATACGAGGACTTCTTGCGCCTCACGAAGCTCAAATACACCACACCGCCCGAATTGGTGCCACTACTCTATCAAGGAAACCCGTATAGTGCCATCGAGACGTTCCAAACAAAGTCGTTGCCGTACAACTCAAAACAGGCATCAGCTTTGTGGGATGCGGTCAAGAAGCATGACCACAAGGAGCTTTGCATCGTGAACGGGTTCATGTACTACTATGAGCTGTTCTTCATGGATAAGGTGAAGGTGAGTATCTATGCTCAGGACCCGTACTGCCACCTGTTGTACATGCTGGCCAATGGAAAGATTACGCTGAAGTACAAGGAGAAGCTGTCATGGCTGGAGGAGTTCAATTCGGATAACCCATCGAGACAACTGGCATTGGCATTGTATGCCGAGAAGCTTCAGAAGTTCTCCATGAGCGAGTCATCGAGGAACGATGCCATCATCGAGTCGGTGAAGATGCGAGCCAAGGAGTCCATCGACAAGACCGAGAAAGCCTCTGAGAGACTGATGCGCCTCTTGACAACCTGCGACTACCATGTAGGCACGTTGCAGGATGCCATCCCTCAGAAGAGGGTGATTTTCTTCAACTACGGCAAGGACAAGACGCAGAAGCGCACGTTCAAGCTGATAAAGGAAAACTCTGATTTGGATATGGAGTTTGACTTGAAGAGGAACGACTACTACGAGGTCATCGAGACCCTGCCGAAGGAGTCGTATTTCTACTTCATCAGCAACAGTCCGTATCTGAAGAATATGCACAAGCTGGCCATGTGGGACTCGTCAAGTGGAGAGCGATGGTCTGCAGGTCGTTTCCTGTACTGCAACAAGCCGAGCAACAGCAATCAAGTCAGCACGTCGTACAAGTCGAACCATGTAGAGGTCAACGAGATTGTGCCTCCTGCTGATTTGACTATCGACAACCCCAACAGCCTAAAGATTGTAAGGGTCAGCTCGACATACCTACATTGCCTCCAGAAGAAGTACATCAAGAAAGTGGACCAGGTGAGCATGTGCACCTATGCCTTTGTTGTGATGTATGAGAAGTACACGCTTGGAGGTTTCGGCTTCACCCTCCCTCAGCACAAGGGCTATGATTTGTTCCAGCTGACGGACTTCTGTACGAACAACGATATTCCACGATTAGCTAAGCTGATACTGCTGTGTATTCAGACAGTCGGAGTACAGATTGAATTGAGCCGTAGGATGCACAAGCTCTGTGAGAAGGTCATTTCCTGTGCCTACACGCACAAGCCTGTCAGCATGAAGTACAGGGGTGTCTATACGAAGGTGAAGGAGCATTGCACATCATCATACCTCGCATACGAGGGAGAGCTTGGCAAGTACAAGACGAATAAGGAAGTAATCGAGAAGTATCAAAAAATGATAAAGAACAATGGAAACTGAAGAAAGATGGAAATACGATGTCGTTGACATCAACCTCATCGATGAGGCAGAACTGAATGCCAATGAAATGACTGGCGAGGATTTTGCTGCGCTGGTTGATAATATCGGCAAGTCCGGACTAAGTAGCGTGCCATGCTGTTACAAGAAGTCAAATGGTAGGTATGGCATGATTAGTGGTCATCATAGATTGAGGGCCTGTAAGAAGCTGCATTATGCGAAAATCGGCATTCTATGGTGTGACGAGAGCGAACTGAGCAAGGACGAGATTATCGCCATCCAGCTTAGCCATAACTCGCTGCACGGGCAGGACAACCAGAGTATCTTGAAGAAGCTCTTCGAGCAGATACAGAGCATCGACTTCAAGAAGTTCGCCCACATCAATATCGATGAGGTTAGTCCTATCAGTACGGATGGTATCAGCATCTTCGCTCTGAAGGAGAACTTCGTGTTTACGATTATCCTCTATCCTAACTCATTCGAGAACTTGGATGAGCTGTACGGAGATATTCGTGAACAGGCAAAGAAGAGTGATGCGCTCATTCTCGCAGACCAGGAGAATAATGAAATGCTCTTGCTGAAGCTTCAGCAGGAGATCGGTAACCAGTATAACATCAAGTCGCCTTCCATCACGTTTGCCAAGCTACTGGAGCTGGCCAAGGAGAGGCTTGAAGAAATCAAGGAGGATAAGCAATGATTTGGAGTGTAGTAAGTAAATCAGAAATGGAGGGCTTCGGTACAAGCCCTGTGTTCCGCTTCTATCGTGAAGTGCTCGGCAAGGAGAATATCAAGCTTGCAGTCGTGGATGAGGATGATGAACTGGACTTCGTAGGTCCGGATGATGTCGTTCTGCTGAGAACGGCAAGCAAACCTCTCTTAGACACCATCGAGAGGAAGCACATCAAGAGTACAGCTGAGAGCTATGAAGCCTACGAGACGATTAAGGACAAGGCTACATTCGCAGACTTCTTGCAGGAGCATGAGATACAGGTTCCCCGTCAGTTCACCATTGATGAGGTGGAGGATGGCAAGACGTATTTCGTGAAGCCTCGCTATGGTAGTGACAGCTTCGGCATCACCATCCATAATATCTGCAGAACTAAGGCAGACGTGAAGTTTCAAGTCATGCGTCTGGAGGAACTTGGGTATGAGAGTATCATCGAAGAGTTCATAGAGGGCAAGGACTGCACCGTGGCCTGCTGTTTCCTCGGAGAGGGTATCGCCACAGCTGCTATCGAGGTGGAGTGCGACGAGACTGAAGGTATTCAGACCCGTGACTGCAAAGTAGGCTTCAAGGAATACTGCTCAGAGGCACAGGACAGCGAGGAGCTGGAATCTGTAGCCTTGGAGGTGTTTGAGGCTCTTGGATTGAAGCACCATGCCCGTATCGACTTCCGCAGGGATAGCGATGGTAACGTCTTTGTGATAGACGTGAACCTGCTGCCCGGCCTCGGTCCGATAGACCACTTCGCCAAGTGTTTCCTGCTGACGAAGAATTTCTCCTATGCAGATACTATGAAGATGCTTATTTTGTCAGCGATAAACCAGTAGAGATATGGCTAAGGAGATAAAGATAACACTCTACACACCTCGAGAGTTGTGGGTTAAGTTTTGGAACCGATTTTACTGGCCACGACGCAAGAAATGTGCCGAATGGCTTGAATACGGACAAGGCGAGGTTGAGTATAAAATCATTCATGACGTTATCTGTAATACCGAAGAGCTTGGAATCAATATAGATGATGAAGAGTTGGTCAAGCTCGAGCTTGCTATTAAGCCGAAGATTTCTGAGGCATTTGATGAGTTGAGAAAAGTAATAACAATCCCACTTGAATAAAATGGCTAAGAATATACCAATAGAGAAGATTATCCAAGTTTACGAGAAGAAGGGTTGCAATATCACGGCAACCTGTACTGCGCTCGGTATCTCCCGAAAGACCTTCTACGAATGGAAGGAGAAGAAGAAGAAGCTCGCTGAGGGACTGGAAGAGGTTGACGAGTCCATCCTCGACTGGGCTGAGAGCAAGTTGAAGGAACATATCGACAACAATGATCTGCAGGCTTTGATATTCTTCCTCCGAACCAAGGGCAAGAAGCGAGGCTATGTCGAGAAGACCGAGACTGATGTCAATATCAATGCGTTTGAACAACTGATGCAGGACACCGAGGACGACGAGTAATGGGCAACGACAAGTGGCAGAAGAAGATGCGAGCGTGGAGAAACGACTGGTGTTTATTCGCCAAACAGGTTCTACACGCTCGACTTGACGATGAGCAGAAGGCCATACTGCGTGCCGTTCAGAACGAGCGTATGGTTGCCGTTGCGTCGGGTACAGCCCGAGGCAAGGACTATATCGCTGCTGTCGCTTGTCTGTGCTTCATGTACCTCACTCCCAGATGGAAGGGCGGTGTGCTGGTGAAGAATACCAAGGTGGCCATGACTGCCCCTACGGACAGACAGGTGGGTAATATCATGGTGCCGGAGGTAAGACGTCTGTTCAAGGCCGCGAAGGTGCTGCCGGGCCGTTTGGTTTCCTATGACATCAGAACGAGTCACGAGGAATGGTTCTTGACGGGTTTCAAGTCGAGTTCCGACAACACGGAGGCATGGTCGGGCTTCCATGCCGTCAATACGATGTTCGTGGTCACGGAGGCTTCGGGTATCTCGGAAACCATATATAATGCCATAGAGGGTAACTTGCAGGGCAACTCGCGTCTGTTGATAGTGTTCAACCCGAACATCACTACTGGCTATGCCGCCAAGGCGATGAAATCGTCCCGTTTCACGAAGTTCCGATTGAACAGCCTACATGCGGAGAACGTGGTCAAGAAGGAGAATGTAATACCAGGCCAGGTTGACTATGAATGGGTGAAGGATAAGGTCGAGACGTGGTGCATCCCCATCAGAGAGGAAGATGTCAATGAGGGAGAGGGTGACTTTGAGTGGGAAGGATGCTGGTATCGCCCAAATGATCTCTTTCGTGTCAAGGTGCTTGGAATGTTCCCGAAGGTTGCCGAGGACGTGCTGATACCATACGAATGGGTGGAACTGGCCAATGAGCGGTGGAAGGAACTACAGGAGGAAGGTTTCAAACCGAAGAAGAAATGCCGCCTTGGTGTCGATGTGGCCGGAATGGGTCGAGACTCTTCTGTGCTGGCACCTCGCTATGGCAATTTCCTCGGAGAGTTCGAGGTGCACAACTCGGCAGGCGTGGCCGACCACATGCATGTTGCAGGAATGACCACCTCCTATCTCAATCAGAAGGGAGTGAAAGCCTTTGTCGATACCATCGGAGAGGGCGCCGGAGTCTATTCGCGTCTGAAGGAGTTGGGGTACGAGCAAGCCTACTCCTGCAAGTTCAGCGAGAGTGCGAATGGACTTCACGATGTCACGGAGGTCTATACCTTTGCGAACATGAGGGCATACCTGTATTGGGCATTGAGGGACTGGCTCAACCCGAAGAACGGCTTCGACGCTGCCGTGCCGCCCAACGATTTCTTCATGCAGGAGTGTACGGAGGTGCATTGGAAGTTCCAGAGCAGCGGATCGATAATCATGGAGAGCAAGGAAGACATCAAGAAACGTCTCGGAAGGTCGCCGGACTACCTCGATGCCGTTGTCAACACCTTCTACCCGAATGACTATATTGTGGTGCAGGACAACGAGATTTTCAAAGATTTCCTCTAAATTTTGCAGCCGTTTGGAAAAATTGTTGTACCTTTGCCCCTGTTTCTTATATAATGAAGCTGCTTTCATGCAGTTTTCATTGCTCTTGCCAGTCCAAGTCGTGAGACTACGGGCTGGTTTTTTGATATTTGTGAGCAAAAGTTAAATCTTTGATTTTAAGAGGTTCGGCATGAAAATAATTGCGATTTTATTTGGTCGTTTGCAAAAAAATGACTACCTTTACATCAAATATAAGAAACATTATTATTCATCTAAGTAAAGAGAAGAGCAATGAAGACAAGAACGTTTAGCACAAGTTTTGGAAGTTTTATCTTCGTAACAGGTAACGAAGTAGCTTTAATAACCAGTTCGTTCACATTCGTAGGACAAGTGAGTTCGAAGGGTGTCTTAGCACAGCCACATCGTTTTTCGGGAATGAAGAAGTCTGAAATATCAGAGTTGATGACAAAAGCCTATAAAGAGGCAATTAAGTAATTCACCATCTAAAATTAAAGAGCAATGAAAACGAAGATCAAGTGGAATGACAAGACCATCCAAGTAAGCAGCCGACATATCGGCATCGACACCCCGGAGTGGGCGCACGGACATAAGAAACACCACTTCAAGATTACGGTGGAGTGTGGTGGACGTAAGTTCACGGAGGACTACTGGCAACCAGATAGCAAGATGAAGGCAAGCGACCTCAGACAGGTCCTTGAAACCATGTGCATGGATGCCACATACGGAGATATGACCATCGACGACTTCAACAGCGAACTTTGCTACGAGAAGGTGTCGGAGTGCATCAGGGCATACAAAGGCTGTGTGAGGGAGTTGAATGAGTTCAAGGACTTGTTCCTCGACCCCTACGAGTTGGGAGATTATCTGAGAGAGAAGTATAACCTATAATCGCGATTAGAGCAATTTGATTGCTCTTCAATAGATGAAGACCCCTATGCTGGTCTGGGAAGATAGGCATAGTTTTTTCAGAACCATCTAAAGAAGAAGGATATGAGACTACAAGTGGAAATTCATATAATGGCAGGGCAGGAAGCCCTTGCGAACCACCACCTCAACTGGGATGCGGTCATTCGGGAAGAGTTTGACTACCAAGGTGGCGGTGTTTGGTATTCGGCCGGACGATATGAGGTCGGCTATGACGATGAAGCAGCCAAGAGCCTTCAGAAGTTCGCAGACGAGCGGCTGAAGGAGTATGGCATAACGGAGTTCTACACGGAGATTAACGAGATAGACGATTGACTATGGCAAAGGTATTCGAGAACACCAGCAAGAAGGTGTACATCTACAGCGACAACGGAGAGTTCCGTCTGATTGCCACCCGTAGAGCCATCACGGAGGATTGGAACGGGATAACCCACTACTACGGCTCAAAGTGGTACATTGAGACAAGCAGACGCGAGGGATATGGGTTTGTGCCGTACAAGTTCAGCGGACTCCCATATATTATGAGGAAGAAGCAGGAGTTGATAGACCTGCTCAGCAAGTCGGTACAATTCAAACAGGCATACGCGGAATTGAAGGCAAAATAGCCCCGATTTAGCAAAAAGTATAAAAATTGCTTGGAACAGCGCATAATTTTAAGAAAAGTGTGTCTGTTTCAATCATATTTTGTATCTTTGCAGCGTTATAACATTTTTGCGCATGCCATCGATAAAAGAAATTTTCAGTGCCGGTAGCACAGGCGCCATCATCACGGAGTTGAAAAAGAAGTCTGTGACGGTTCCCGAATGGAAGAACCTGCTGAATGACTATGAGCCGACGAAACACAAGATCTGCTCGGACATGATTGGCCGTAAGGACAGACAGCGTTCCGACGGAGTTCTGGAGAAAGCGGCCCGTATCTACATCGGCATGGAGAAGCTGCTCTCGCACCGATATAACGAGTACACCTTTTCCCTGCCAGTAAAGCGTGCCTATTCCAACATCGAGGAAAATCAGACAAGACAGGAAATTGCCAATGCCATCGAGGCCATCTACAAGCACGCCCGCATCGATGCGGTGAACCTCAAGCGTGGACTGGCCTACTATGCCTCCTGTGAGATTTTCACGATATGGTACACGGTAGAGAGGGAGAACACCCTCTACGGCTTCCCCAGCAAGTACAAACTGAAGTGTAAGACGTACTCCCCGATGGACGGTGTTCTTCTGTACCCTCTCATCGACGAAAAGGACGATATGCTTGCCATGTCGTTTGAGTATGTGAAGAAGGACGGCGAAAGGTCAATCACCTACTTCGAGACATACACGGAGGACAGACACTATCTATGGAAGCAGGACAGCGCGAGTCCAGACGGGTGGAGTGAGGTGCTGAAAGAAGAGTCTGAGGATGGCGAGACCCAGAGCGGAGAGTCCATCAACATACTGAAGATACCTGGTGCCTACCTGTGGCGACCCGCTCCAGTCTATCACGGCCTTTCGTATCTGCGCGAGGAAATGGAGTACACCCTTTCTCGCAACAGCGATGTCATTGCCTACAACTCGGCTCCTGTGCTGAAGATTTCGGGCAAGGTCATTGGCGAGGAAGACAAGGGAGAGTCGAGACGCGCATGGCGCATGGAGAATGGCGGTGATGTGGCCTATGTGTCATGGAACCAGTCTGTAGAGGCTCTGAAGTATCAGATAGAAATGCTTGTCAAGTTGTTCTTCATGCAGGCCCAGATGCCGGACGTTTCCTTCGACAACTTGAAGGGCTTGGGCAGCATCGGCTATGATGCAAGGCAGACGCTCTTCACGGATGCTCATTTGAAGATCGGTGACGAGGCCGGCCCATGGATTGAGTTCCTGGAGCGTGAGTGCAACGTAATCAAGGCTTTCTTGAAGAAGATGAACGTGAAGTGGGAGAAGGAGATTGACAACGTAGATGTCGAGCATATTATCACTCCGTTCGTCCAGAACGACGAGAAGTACGAGATTGAGAAGTGGATGAAGGCCAACGGTGACAAGCCGCTGGTCGGCCATTTGGAGTCCATCCGCAAGGCTGGTGTGTCTGAAGACCCGGATGCCACCTATGAGGAGTATGAGCGTGAGCAGAACGCTTCCATGGAGCAGAGGGTGAATGACATCTTCGGCGGTGCTTCGGCAGAGTAATTACAATCCCCATATATTATGAGAAAGAGATTAGCCCAATGGTTCCTGCTGGTCGCCAAGAGACTCGACCCACAGGCCAACATCGAGAATGTTCTAGAGGTCATAGACTATGAGCCTCAGAAGGTCGGCTTGACCTATGTAATCACCAAGAAGGACGTGAAGGAGTTCCGCTACAGGGACGGTGCGAGGATGTCATTGAGAGAGGGTAAGCGCGGCATCTTGAACGAGGCGTGTAAGAACATTCGCAAGCACATCATCGGCAGCATCGACGCAAACCGCCTCATAGAGTATGTCACCAAGGAGGAGAACGGAGGCTTCCGCGTGTCCGGAGAATTGAAGGTCTATGTCCCCAAGAAAGCAACAGAAGAGTCCTGACGTTATCCACTACTGTAGGGAGTGCGTCCATTGTACGGAGGTGTGGGAACCTACCAACCTCCTGTCAATCGAGGGAAAGCCCACGCTCGGCAGGTGTCCGCATTGGAAGGAGTCGAAGAGTATGCTGCTCAGTCAGAGGGCGTGTGCCAATTTCAAGATGAGAATCGCATAAGCGAGAATAATATGAAACGTGTAATCTTTATGAGCTTGCTGATGCTGGTTGGCATTGCACTCACGGGGTGTTCCTCCTGTCATTCCGACAAAGCAAAACAGGAAACGAAAGATGTGGTGTACCACGACTATGACGGCGTGGTGCAGGATTTCACTGCTGGTGTTGCGCACATTCAGTCGCTTCACCGCCAGACGGCCTACTCTGTCATTCACGACAAGACAGACCGCTACCAATGGCGTAACAGCCGTGTCATTTTCAGCGACACGCTGACGCTGGAGAACATCGACGACCTCCATGTCACCGACATCAACGACGTGTTCTACTACTGGGACAACGAGAAGGGGCCACAGGTGCAGTATGTCAATGTTAACGTGAAGCGAGGCACGCAGGTTCCTTATCCCATCAATGACATTTGGATAGAGGACGATGATCTGAGTGATGCGCCCATTGTACTGACTTGCGAGGATGCTCTACAGCGACTGAAGGAATGGAATGGCATACTGCCCAAGGCACGATATATTACGCTACGTGTGCCTGTCGGGTCATTGAAGTGCAATCCCCAATGGACGTTAGGCGACACACATAACGTGCTGTTCATCGATGCCGTCACAGGCGAGGTGTCCGACTGGTGTCCGGCCTTTACCAAGGAAGAATAGATATGAGCGAAGCACCTGTCCTTTCGTTTGCCAAGTTCGAGTTCGAGGAGAGCCGATACCATAGAGGTAATAAGTGTTGGATGGCCACCACCTTGCAGAAGGCGGTGAAAGACCAGGAACTTGAACCTTTCGATTATCCTGTTGCTGCATACGACATGAGCAACAGGTATTTCTCTTTGGAGAACATGGATGATTTCTGCTGGCAAGTCAGACGTCTGCTTGCAGCGGACTATGAGAACAACCCCATCATCCTTGACGATTTAGGACAGGTGGCAGACGGCAACCATCGCCTGTGCCATGCCATCGTGGACGGTGTAAGCACGGTGAAAGCCTACAGGCTGATGAGAATGCCGGAACCAGATTTTACAGATGAGAAGTAAATGGCAAAGCCAAGGGGTGTCAACCAGAAGGCCCGATGGAGGGCGCATTCCATCCGTCTCGCAGGCTATGCGGACAGGGTGCAGTCTGTCTATGACACCTTGAACAGGGAAGTGGCCAGTGCCGTTGTTAGGGCTGGCTACGATGGCTCGGAGCCGTTCCGCTTCTCAGACTACCCACTTACCAAAAAGAAGTTTGAGGAGGTGCAGGCCGCTTTTGTGCGTGACCTGCGCTCCCTCATTTATAGTGGCACGAGTGCAGAGTGGAAGGAGAGTAACCTCGTGCAGGACTTGCTTGCCGACAATGCGCTGAAGTTCTACGGGGTTAAGCGCAACAGCAAGAGGGCGCGAGTCTATTATCAGACGAATAGCGATGCGCTGAAAGCCTTTCAAAGAAGGAAGGATGATGGCCTCGGACTGTCAGAGAGGTTGTGGAACCAGTCGAAGGGCTATAGGGAGGAAATGGAGTTTGCCATTTCTTCTGCCATCGAGAAGGGCACGTCTGCTGTCAAGTTATCGAAGAGGTTGAGTAAGTACCTGCAGGACTTCCCATCACTCAAGCATGACTATAAGGAGAAGTTTGGCAAGGCTGTCACTTGCCAAGACTGCGAATATCGTTCTATCCGACTTGCACGGTCGGAGATAAACATGGCCTACCGCACGGCCGAGCAGGAGAGGTGGAAGCAGTTTGACTTCGTGTTGGGGTATGAGGTTAAGCTCACCCAGAACGGACGCCATGTGCCGGACATCTGCGATGATCTTGCAGGAAAGTACCCCAAGGATTTTAAGTTCATGGGCTGGCACCCGAACTGCATGTGCTATGTCATTCCCATCCTAAAAACAGAGGAGCAGTTTTGGAATGACGAGGACGTATCGGAAATTGTCGAGCCTCCTAAGAACTTCACCGACTGGCTGGAGGCAAATGCGGAGCGCATCGACAAGGCTGCTGAGAATGACACTCTCCCTTATTGGTACACGGACAATGCTCAGTATGTCAATACGACACGTTGGGAGAACTGGCGCAGGCTTGTTTCATATGATGATGAGGCCGGAGAAGAATGGAAGAGGGTCCAAAGATGGAAGGAAGGTCTTGACATTGACACAAGCCGCTTCGAGAAATTGCTTCTTACAAAAGGAGTCAGAGATACGCAGCTTGACGGAGAGCTGTACAGATTGACGTCACAAATTGAGTATGAGAAGGATAAATTCAGCGATGAATGGGATAGGGTATTTGGTATCGTCAGTAGTGATAATATTGAAACCAAATATGGAAGGAATTTCGCAAATAGATTGTCTGCGAAGCTACATGCCATTCCTCACATGCTTCAGTACGATGTGCAGGCATCATGGCAAAGACTTCGTGGCATTGAGGAAATGATAACCGAATATGAGTCTTACTTGTCTGGCGACCTTGTGGACGTAGTAAAACCATCCTTCACTCAGAAAGCGGCTGGATTCGGAACTATCACTCGTGATATAGGTAGGGTGCGTGACCAACTCAATGCTTTTGTTGGTACGGCAAGAAAAGACCATTACGGCTTCTTGGATTTCCGTGACCACTTTGACCACATGGTGACAAGTGGAAAGATGGATGACTCTATTCGCCTTCAGTTTACAGAAATGCTTGACCGAGATGAGGGAGCGGTATGGAAATGTATTGACCACCTCAATGAACTGGCGAATGCAACGGATTTGAGAAAGATACCGAAACGCTGGTATCGAGCTTTCAACAGGTACATGGAGGACATCAGAGCCTATGACATAGAGGTGAATGGCTATGGAGGTGTGTACAATCAGATTGAGGGAGCGTACAATATCTATAAGCTATCCACCCACCCAGCAGCTATTAAGTATGGACTGCTGAGATTGAATGCCAACGTACCTTGGAACTTGTTTGAGGTGTTCACTGAAAAGGGCATCGATTTGAAGTATCTCCCAAATCCTCTCTTATTCAGAGACGAGACGACATTTGTTCCTTGGTATGATGGTATTAGGCAGAACATTGATAAGGATTTCAATATCTATAGCAGTGGCCATTGTTGTTATAGATTTGGACATGTGTCTATCAATCGAGCCTACTTCGATCAGACCAAAGGACGATGTGCAGGGAATATGTATGAGGTGCAGGAGATATTCTATCATGAGTATGGCCATGCACTTGACCATCAGAAAAACTGGGGTAGGTCTAAGCGTATTACTGCGTTGTTCGACAAATATGCAGCAAAATATGAAGCGATGAGCGAAACGGAGCTTAGAGACAAGTTCTGGGCTGCATGGTTAAAGGTAGTGCAGAAAGCAAATCCTGGAGCCGAGGTAATGGTGGAAACAAAGGCAATCAGTGAACAAAGCGGTTCTATGTCAGATGTCATTCAAGCACTACGGAAGGACCATTTGAAAATCAGCGGTGGTCATTCGGACACATACTATTATATGACTGACAAGAATGGAAAGCTGATACTCGGAAAGGATGGACTTCCTGTTCAGAACAAGTTTAGTCAGTTAGCTGAGTTCGTTGCACACATGGATGAAATCTACTGGTTGCCGAATGAATTATGGGAAGCATTTGATTCAGAGTTCTATAAGGAGGTACGTTCTCTTATGCGAGTCGCCTATCGTGGTGGAAAGGATGCGTTAAATAAGTAAAACCACTTTGCTATGTCGCAAGAAATGAATATCTTTGCATTATGAATAAGGAAGAATACATCAAGCAATGCGGAGCACGCACATCGAAGGATTTGTCTGCAGACCAAATCCTTACCTATTTCATCAAAGGGTACGGAGGTGTGCAGAACCTGGCATCAGCAATGCGCATCAAGCAAGGCAGATTGTTTGGTGTTGACATTGATCGTGCCAAAGGTATTGCCATGCTCAGGCAGGCTTTTGACCTTGACAAGATTCTGGAGCTTCATTTCATTGAGGGCGAAGGTGTTGTCCGTGATGGAGAAAGCCTTCCAGCGCCCCATTTTCTGATGAGGTTTCGCAAAAGTTAAACAATTTGAAAATCAAGTTGTTAGCTGAAAAATAATTTGAAAAACGCTTGGTCATTTGCAAAAAAATGACTACCTTTACACTATAAATAAGAAACCAAATAAACAAGAAGAGCAATGAAGACAAACGAAGTTTTGAAGAAAGCAATCAAGAACGAGATCGATTCTTTGATTTGGGCAGCAAGAGAATTTGCAATGGAAACCCTGCACGAGGATGATTTCCAGGCAATGGTCAAGGGCAACGAAGTGGCTATCCTGTTCGATGAAGGTAAGGATGGTCACTACTACATCTTCAACGAAGAGAGCGAAAGACTTGAAGTCGAGGAGTACAACTTCTACGACTGCGCAAGCACACGGGAAGAGTTGAAGGACTACGAAGAAGTAGAGTTATAAGAAACATAGTTATTCACCATCTAATTTTAAGAGCAATGAAGAAAGAAGATTTGAAAGCAGCCATCAAGGCTAACTTTGAGAACAACGAGTTTGCAACCGCAATGGAACTGAACAAGGATTTGTTCCAGGAGTATGAGAACGCAGCTGGCAAGCGCAGCCTTGCAGCACTGGTCGGCCACTACCGCAAGAAGGCCGGAGCCACAGAAGCCATCGAGGAGGAAGAGAACCTTGCTCCCGTCGAGGAGGTGACCATCACCAACGAGGAGGTTGGAAGCGTTGAGGACATTCTCCCTGCAGAGGAACCCAAGGAGGAAGAGGAGCCGGAGTACCAGTTCGACTGCAACGAGGAACTGGATGCCATCATCGACGTGGAAGAAATCAGAGAACTTCTGGAGAATGGCAACAAGGCTCTGAACCGCTACTGCATCGTCAAGGAGTACTTCAAGCAGGAGAGCGACACCGAGCGCAAGATCAGCACTACGATGTTCGTCAAGTCGGACGGCCTCGGCTGGGAATCCTTCGGAGAGGTCACCAAGGCCCTCGGAGGCAAGAAGGGCAAGACCGTAAGGGTTGCAGGTAGCTTCTGGAAGTCCTCCTGCGGACTCCCTGTCGGCGAGGAAATCACGAAGTGGACGGTGTTCAAGGTCGGTGACGCTCTCCGTCAGTTTGCCTTCCGCACCAACGCTTCTGCCATCACGAATGTCAGCTGCTTCATCTAAGAAAGGAGGACGCTATGGAATGGGGTCTTACTGCAATGGTTAGCAGGTCACTCGAAGTGACGGAGGATGAGGCCAACACCATCATCGATGAGCAGGCAAGTATCGGACAGGATATGATTACCAGCGAAGGATGCGACATCGAGGACATCGAGGAACTGATGTACGATATGGGAGTTGAGCCGGACTACTTGGATGAGTTCCTTCTGAGGATGATTTAAGTACACCTTATATATAAATAATGAAAGAGAGGTTTAAGCCAGTTCTTAGACCTCTCTTTTTGTCTATAAGCCCATCAAGGTTTCCTGTAATCTAATTACCCCACCTTGAATGCTATCGTAGTTTACAGCGGTATTTGGATAGGTATTATCGGAAACGGCAAAGGCCGTGGAGAACTCTTCTATGAGCAGCTTGTATTTGTTGCCGTAGGTATGTGTCAGTTCTGATGTCACGGCCAAATCCTCCATTTCCCCTGCCAGCTTCAGCAGCCTTGCCAAGTCCGACTTGTCTGGAGGTAGCAACCGTCTTGCCTCGGAAGCACAGCTCTGAATGACATCGACGGACTTCTGCTCCCTGTACTGGTTACGGATGATGGCCACCATGTCCTTGACGTCTTCGCAGTATTCTCCAGTGGAGTAGTTCGCATATCCGTTATAGGTGTCGAAGTAGTGCATCCCACTCTCATACTTTCCGATGTTGTCGGCTATGAACGAGGCCATAGACTGCGCGGAGTACATATAGCCATAGACGGATTCCTTGAACTCCTGCACCTGCCTGGTGTCCTTTTTCTCTGAGCATCCCATCACCATCATGGAGAGCAGGATGAATGATAACGTTCTGATTACTTTCATGCTGCAAAGGTACGAAAAAAGCTATTAAAGTGAAAATGGTAGATATAAAAACAGGAATACTTGTTCAAAATATGCGTCTGTTTCAAGCACATTATGCAAAGGATTTTGTAATTTTGTGCCAAGAAAGCGTATGTAGAAGCGCTAAGAAGAACTTCCTCTATGTTGGTAATCTGCAATGCGTAATCACTGCGCAGAAGTAGTAACCATCAAATTTTTAAGTTTACATGAACAAGAGACAGAGAAGGGTTTTTACCCTATTGAGAACGAAGACTAAGGCAATCGGTCTCAATCGTAAGGAGTTAGAGGGTCTTGCGCTGAAGATTGACAAGAACCTGCAACTCGAAGAAGATGCCTCGGACGAGGAGGTGGATGCGGCTATCGAAGAAGCCATTGATGCAGCACTCCCGTTCTTAGAAGTGAGCCAGTCCGTGGCTCAGCGTTCAATCCAAACCGCTTTGCAGCGTCGCCAGTCCCAGCACCAGGACCCGGACGAGGACGATGAGGACGATGATTCTGATGACGATGATCAGAACGATGATGAGGGGAATGACCGCAACCCCCGTCAGCGCGGAAAGAACGGAAAGAAATCGAAGAAGCACAACTCGGAGGAGAGCGAACTGATGAAGTTGCTCAAGAAGCAGAACGAGGCCATCGAGTCTTTGAAAGGCCGGATTGACATCCTCCAAGGCGACCGCGTGCACGAGACGAGACGCACCAAACTCAAGAAACTCGTCGAGAACACAGGCACCTTCGGAAAGTCGGTACTGAAGCAGTTCGACCTTATGACGTTCAAGGATGATGATGCCTTTGACGACTACCTCGACGAGGTGCAGAAGGATTTGGACGACCTCAATCAGGAGCGTGCCAACGAAGGGCTGCAGAAGCTCGGCTCGACACCCCCAGGAGGTAAGAAGAACCCAGAGACTCAGCAACCGGACGTGCTCTCAGACGCGGACATCATTGCCCTCGCTGGCGGCACTCCACAAACTCAAACCAAGTAAAAGATTATGGGCGCACAAGCAAATCTGAACCAAGAAGGAATGCGTATCGACTCGGCCAACGATTCGATCGTCATTCGCCATTATGGTGCCGGTATCAAGGGCGGTCGTACACTTGACATGACGGATTTCCCGTCTGACCTCAAGTGCATCAAGGCTGGCCATGTGGTTATCCGCAGCACCGAGGACGAGACCCTGTACAAGCCCATGCCCGTTGCCGACGGCGGCAAGAACTATGCTTCTCTGCCCGAAGGTTACGAGTATGTCGGTGTTGTAGTCGCCACCAAGCCCGTTGACTATCCTCTTGTAGGAATCATGTACGACGGTGAGAGCCACCCATGCAAACAAAGATATAGCAAAATGGCATAATCGGTGCTTATTCGTTTATTTGTCGGGGTTTCCTGCCTGTGAAGGTCGGAAGCCTCTTTTGTAAAATTTGGTCATTTTGTGCAATAGTTGTACTTTTGTTGTTACTCCGTTGTTACTCCAAAACTGAAAATTGACATGGAAAAAAGTGAAAGCAAATCCACCATCAGGCTTCGCTCGAAGTCGATGAAGAATGGAGGTCAGTCATTGTACCTCGACATCTACCACCTCGGAGTGAGGCGGTATGAGTTCCTTCACCTGTATCTGCTGCCCGAGACATCGAGGGAGGCAAAGGTTGAGAACAGGAACACCATGCGGCTTGCAGAGGCCATCAAGTCGAAACGCATAGTCGAATGTCAGAACGGGCAGTTCGGCTTCAGTTCATTCGAGAGGGTGAACATGGACTTCTACGAGTACCTGGAGCGTCTTTCAAAGGCGAGTCAGAAGCATGGCAGTACGACAACCCAGCTGGCCGGGACGCTGGCGAAGAAGATGAAAGCCTACACGGGTAAGAACGTGCTGCCGTTCGCCATGATAGACAAGCAGTTCATCCTCGGCTTCCTTGACTTCCTCAGAACCCCAAAAGCGTACAACAGGACGCATCCCGTGAAGAAGGTTCGGACGCTGAAGCCCAATGCCGTGAAGCGGTACTACTGCATCTTGAACACGACGCTGAACAGAGCGGTCAGAGACGACATCATCCCCTTGAACCCGATCTGCAAGATACCGATGGAGTTCATCCCGAAGAAGGAGGTCGCTGAGAAGTCCTATCTGACCGAGGACGAGTTGCGGAAGCTCTATCAGACCCCCACGAAGATGCGAGGGCAAGGCAGGGAGAAGTTCCTGTTCGGCTGTGCCACTGGCTTGCGCCACTCAGACATCGATACGCTCCGATGGGAGGACATCACCATCGTCGAGGACGGAACGTATGTGCTGAAGAAGAAGCAGGTCAAGACTGGCCGCGTGGTTGAGTTCCCGATGTCTAAGGCCGCTATCGCCCTGCTGCCGAAGTCGAAGGAGCGCAAGGGCCTGGTGTTCACTCAGAGGGTGTCGAGGACTACCACGAACCGCTCCATCGAGAGGTGGGCTAAGAGGGCAGGGATAGGCAAACACGTCTCGTTCCACTGTTTGAGACATATGGATTTTCTTTCTTGCCTAGAAATCAACATGTTACAGAGTTATCGAGTGGCATGGGTAACGATTTAGGAACCACCTTAGTTCCCCATTCT